GTTCGTAGATTTGTTCGTGGCCATGATGTTATTTCAGGTTGTTGAATAGCGTGCCGGCTTGTTTGAGCAGGCTAGGCGCGGGTTGTGCGTCGTCCTCTTCGTCGTCTTCCTCGTCTTCCTCTTCCTTGAAATCGTTCAGGTGCTCGGTCCACATTTTGATCTTCTGCTGCGCCTGATTATACGCCTCCTCGTTGTCGGCTAGAGCAGCCTCTTTTCGGGCTTGGATCGCCTTGGCCAAGCTCTTTTGAGCAAAGGCCATTGAGACATCATCCTTGGCTTCAGCCGGGGCTACGGGTTCGCTCATAGCACCCTCGGGCTGGTCGTCATCCTCGTTGATTGGAATCATTGGCTCCATGGATTAAACGGGCTTGCCGCCCACAAAGGTTTTACCGTGGCGCAGATCGCCCTTGCGCTTGGGGTTGTAGCCAGGGCAGCAAAGCTCAACATTATCAGCCAAGAAATCGTCAATCCAGTTCTCGTGCTCCCCATGCTGCGCGAGCATACGAAAGTAGAGGCGCGGATCAATGCTGGCGACCTTCTGGCCGAGCGTGTCAATAATCGTAGATCCGGCCTGCCGCGAGATGCGCGCCAGCTTCTCCTGCCTTAGTTGTGCAGCGACCTTCTCGGCCGGCACGCGCCCGCGAATCTCCGCCTCGAACTCGTCAAGGAACTGCTGGGGCAAGCCCGTGATAAGTTCGCCGTCTCCGAGTGCGACCATGGACATAGGTAAAGCGCCTGACGTTGCTGTGCGTTAAAATTGGTGCCCGCCTACGGGCGTAACGGGATGAAAAACTAAAGTAGGGCGCGGTCATCACGCGCGCCCTATGGCCGAATCAAGGCAACTGGGTCGTATCATTGATGCGCAGGTAAATGTCCAGCGCGCCCGCCGTCAGGCCCGCGAGACCGCCCGTGCCCGCCGCCGTGAAGACCGCGACCGTGCTGAGAGCGGTAACGCCCGTCAGGTTGGTCGAGACAGCCACGCCAGACGCCTGCGGAAGCCAAGCGGCCGTCAGGATGCTGGTGCTGGCGATGGCGGCATTGACCGTGGTGGTCGTGCCGACCGTGACAGTCGCGGCAGTGATGCCGGCGAACGCCGTGCGGATATTGACGCCCGCCTTGTCAATATACCATTTGGCTGGTGTATTGCCGAGGACGATGGTGCCGGTGTCGGACGCGCCCGTGCCAGCGGTGATAAGGTCGCCGAAGAGAACGGTGGCCTTGTAGTTGAAGCTCGTTGCCGCCTCTTCCTGTGCAGAAAGAGGGGTGACGCGGGCGGGATTGATCGTGATATTAACGTTAGCCATGGTAGGTTGTTCCTTTGTTGGTTGTTGTTACTATGGCGATTAGCTGGTGGCGTGGAATTTGCCGAGACCGCGTGGGTTCTTGACCATGAGGAGGAGCGCAGTCTGAACCAGACCGCGCCGACCGCCACCTTGGTTTTCCAACTCCATCGAATCCACGCCGAGCATAGTGCCGATGCCGACGAGGGCCGGGTCGATGACGTAGCCGCGGGCCATCTGCTGATTGGTGGTGGTCGTAACCGCCGCACCAGTAACAAGGCCGTTGAACATGTCGGGAATCATCGTCACCGTATGGAACGATCCCTTGTAGATCGAAACCTCAAGGTCGATGCGGTTCGCAGTCGCGTCCTGGTTCACCATGTAGCTCTTGGCTGTAGTGGTGCCCTCTTGGCGCTGGAACTGATTGATCGCCGTGATAAGCGATGGACCAGCGAACAGGCTGTAGCTGCGACGCCCGCCGTTCTGGGTGAAGATTGAGCGGAAGACGCCGTTAAAGGCGGTTTCGGTCAAGCTTGCCGTAGCAGTAGCGTCGATGTTGCCGGATGGCGTCAGGAACAGCGTGGGGACCGGATTGGTCGTCTGCGCCGTGTTGGTGATCCACGAACCGAGGCCGCGGGTCTTGTAGGGCGCGAGGCCGGTGTCGGCCTGCATGTCCTGATCGGAGCCGACTGCGGCTTCGATGGAGCGTTTAAGCTCACGCATGGCCTTGACCTTGCTGTTCGCAACTTCGCCGTCGGTGCCGGCCGGATCGGACGCTTCTTGGAGGTCAGACACCATCCAAGGACGCCAGAATTTTTGGATGTAGTTGCCGAACCGTGCGCGGTTGGCAGCTTCATTGTTGAATGCCGCCACGTCAGCGCCTTCAAGGACGCCAGCGAAATCGACATTAGCGAGGGTATCAGCCTGCCAGGTTTGATAGGTGTTCGTGACCTTGGTGGTCTTGGCGAACGTGGATGTTTTGGGAGTATCCTCGGGTTCGAGGATAGTGAGGAAGTTCGTGAGTGCTTCACGATCACCGGAGACGTTGTATGATGTAGCTAGAGCCATGGAATTATCGAGTTTTGCGTAACTGTGAGCTTTTAAGTAAGAGGCCCACCGCATCATCCGAAGTAATCCCGCCCTTCGCCGACAATTTCGCTGACTCCGCTGCAACTTGCTGCCGCTCGGCTGAACCGATAGGTGCCCGTGGTGCTGAAGCTGAAGACGAGACGGCGGTTTGATCCGCCGCTGGCTTTGGCTTGGCCACTGGAGCAGGCTTGGCCTTGGGAGCGGCTTTGGCCGCATCTTCGGCTAAAGCCCGTAGCCCTCGGATTTGAACCCCCAGGATATACTCTGCTTGCGGCATCGACATAATCGGCGCTAACGCGGGGTTTCTCCGTGCTGCTTCGGCCATCTGATACTCGGCGCTCTGCTTGTCCGTCAGAAACGGAAACTGAATGTGCGCTTGGCGACTTGATTCAGTTTTTGCGGCAAGCCACTTGGCACGTTCAGGGATATGGTCTTCCAGCGTGCGGCGGGCCTCGCGCAACTTGCGCTTCAGGTCAACCTCAGTGAACAGCGCCTCGCCAATTTTGTGGACCTTGATCTGGCGGTCCTCATCCTTGGGATCGGTCATCGTCTGCCATTGGGCGGTATCGTCCAGCACGTCCTCAATGTAGCGTGCGGCCTCCTTAGCGGTGCTCTGGATCTCGCCCAACTTGGCGATGTCCATTACGTCACCCAGCGCCATATTTGGCGTTGCGGCGACCACTACGGGTGCTTGCGGGGCGACTGGCGTTGCGGCCCTGGCCTCAAGTTCGGCGACTTTGGCGGCGAGTTCAGCCTTTTGGGCTTCCATCGCCTTGGTCTTCGCAACTTCCTTGCCGATGCGCTTATTAAGCAGCTTTTGTTGCTCGGGAGTGAATGAAATTGTCTGAGAAGGAACAGAATCAGCCTCTTCCTCGGTTGCCTCTGGAGCGGCCTCTGTCGTCTCGGCGGCTGGAGTGGCTTCTTCGGCGGGGGCGGTCTCTTCGGAAGCTGGTGGAGCTTCTGCTGCCGGATTGTTTATGGTCAGGTCCGGGGCGATTACCTCGGGGGCAGTATTTTCCGCAGCTTGGCGAGTCGGCTGTTGCTTTGCTTTTTCGGCTTGCACCATCAAAAGCACCGCTGCCTGACCCGTCTCAATATTGCCCGACCCTTTCACTTGCGCATCACCTTTTTTAGCGGCCGGCGAAGTGGCCTCGATATTTTCAGTTGGCATGAGTTAGAGCCGTCAAGGGGCTGTCCTACATCCTAGCGCGCGGCGGGATTGCCGTGTGAGCAAGCAATCAATCGTGCAAAATGCAATGTCAACTACCATTACGTGCAATTTGCATGGTTTTACCTGTGATTGAATGGCTTTGGTGGCAGATATTTGGCGCGTCAATGGCCTAGCTTTTATAGATCGTGCAAAATGCACGATTGCTGGGCGCAAAAAGGCCGCGCTGGGGTGGCGCGGCTTAATTATGGGTTTGGCTTAATTAAGGGGGCGGCATTACGCCTCCGCCTGCTGCGCCGCCAAGGCCACCGCTTCGTCATACGTGCGGATGATGGCTCGGTAGGCCGCGATTTCCCCGATGCAGGCCGTCGTGGCCCGTTCGTTGCCGATGACAGCGCCATCGGTCAGGTTGTCCACCGCGGTCATTTGGCACTCGCGCACCGTTTCAATAAAATCGGCAAAGCGCGTGTCGCGCGCAAGGCCGATGAGTGAGCTGTGAATTTTCTTCTGTCGGGCGAGTTGTTGTTCGGCGAGGGTCATGTTAATTTGGCTTGGCGTTTTTCAATCTTGCGGACTTTTTTTGCTGCACGAAGTTCTACTCGCGCGGTTGCTCCAAAGTCCTCAAAGCAATAGCAAGGGACGCCATCTGGCGGGTCATCCATGGAGCACGCTGGGCACGGGATAGAAAGCATGTTGCGCAGGTTTTCTAGGCATCGCTGCACTTCTGCTTGAGCAGTGGTCATGCCTCACCCATACTCTCGCCAAGCGGGGTGTCAAGCACTATGCCGTCCCATACACTCCGACCTTTTTATTGACCTCTTGCTTCTGTTGCATGGTCGTCTGGGCAACGATCTTATCCAACCGCGCCTTGAATGCTTGGTCTTGCTGATACCGTTGCTGCACGTCCGGCTGTTGACCGTAGTTCTGGATGGTTTGCATCACGAGGTCAGGCGGTGCGTTCAAATCAATATCGCGGTCCACGCCTGAGAATACCTGCGCAAGCATGGTGTGCGTTTCGTTGACGGTCTTTTGCGAGCCCGTCTCCTTCGGCAACACGACCAGCTCCGCCCAGTTCGGATCTATCGTCTGCACCGCAAGCTGAATGACCTCGCCGTAGTCGATTTGTCCATACTTGTCGAACATGCCTGCAACCTCTGCAAGCGACTTCAGCTTTTGCTGCTGCACCTCGGGGTTCATGCTCTGGATGTCGAACGTGAGACGGAAATCAAATTCCTCGTCATCCTGCCCCTTGTGGAACTCAACGGGATCGGCCTGCTTCAGTCCGACCACGCGGAAGTAAACCTCTTCGCTTCCATATTGTTTGTAGCGGCTCCAAACTTTTGCGAAGACCTTGCTGAATCCGTCCATGAAGCTCTCGGCCTCTTTTTGGTTCTTATACCCAGCGAACGTCGGGTCGGTTTCAGCGGACACAAAGCCAAGGTATTGATTGAAGTCAGCCTTGAGCGCGGCCTCGCTCTTTTCCGTGCTTGGATCGTAGGCGGGTCTGTCGGCAAAATGATATTCGCCAGGGCGACGCTCTGCGATACGAGCACCAGCGCCCCACCGCAAAGGAGGACGGCCCTGTGGATACATCATGGGCGGGCAAATGGCCAGCGATGCGGCGTCGATGAGGCTATCCTTGTGGACCTTGATCTGCTGCTGGAGCGGCTTGCCGGGTTCAGGAATGCCGCGGGTATCGTGCAGCTTGCGGGACAGATGCTCGCGGCGGAAAATGACGAACGGGTAAGCGCCATCGGCGTAGCCGAGCAGGCCGAACTTGGCGTAGCCATCCTGCTCGCCATCGGGCGCAAGACGCGGGTTGAAAATCGTGAGGTAGAGCCCTGTGTAGCCATCCTCGTCCGAAAGGCGCTGGTAGGCGTAAACAACGCCGATCAGGTCGGTGAAATTCTCCTGCTGATACATGAACGAGCGCGAAATCGGCTGGTTGTATTCGTTCTGCGTCTGCGTGATCTGCGTGCCCTTGCATGTCTTGATCGCGGCCTCAACCCAAGCGTCATCCCAGCCCGCCGTGTTGACGAAGCCCCGAAGCTGCTCGGCGGTGTAATACTCAACGCGGAACATGGCGGATGCCTTCTCGGCGTCCGTGGTGTAGTTCGGGATGAAAAGGTTCTGGTTAAGATTGAACGCGCGCAGGACGGGAAAGCTCTTTTTGCGGCCCAAGGTCGGCACGGTCGTTTCCTGCTTCGTGCGCAGCTCCTTGACCATCTTCTTCGCCTTGCTGGCAGTGCATCCGTAGATTTCTGTGAAGATCGCCACGGCGTCATCCAGCAAGTCGTCGCTGAACATGAGCGCCTGCATGTCGAGAGTCGGGAACTGCGTCTGAAGCTGCTCCAGCGTGACGTTCTGCAAAATCTTTTCCTGCGTCTCCTCCCAGAATACGCCCATCGCGCCAACGCCCATTTCCTGAATGTAGTTGGCCAGCAGTTCCACCTCGCGATTGACCTCGGGGATCTGCGTCTGAACCAGCCACCGCATGAAGCTGGATACCGTCTTGGCGCGTTTGATGTCGTTGCCTTCGACGGGCGTGGCTGTGATGCCCGCTCGCAGAAACGCCATCCAGAGCATCGCCACCTTGGAAATGATGGCCTCGTCGGTCAGGAAAACTTGCAGGTCGCTCGCGCCGTCCCACGGCGTAGGGTCAATCTTTGCGCCTTCGCGGGCGTGTTTTTTCCCATCCGCGCTCTGCCCAGACCATAGGGCGTAGCGGGTGTTGTAGTTTTCGGTTGCTTGGTCGCAGAAGCCTTGGAGGTTAGCTACCGTGGTGTTGAATGTCTTCGTTAAAAGCGCGTGGTCTGGCCCGTCGTTGCCCTCGGGGGCTAATTGAAGGCCGGCGTCGGAATTTTGACCGTTGGCTAAGGTCGTGCCAGAAAAGCTGCTCATAGCGCAACGCCTAGCACGGGGCGCGACGTTGGCAAGATGCAAGTGCTAGGC